GTGGTCTGGCGACGCCGACGGGGCATCCCCCCTGGTCACAGACCTGCCGCGTGCTGCTCCCCGGGCACGGTTGCACGGGCCACACACGACGTCGATGTCCCGCAGGCGGATGGCCTTGCCCTCGGCCTTGCGTGCCCAGGCCTGCGGGGTGTGGTCGGCCTGCAGGTCCTCGGTGGCTCCGCAGTCGAGGCAGAACGGCTGCAGACGTCGGGCACGGGCGGACAGACGTTTCCATGCGGCGTCATAGCCGCGCTCGGTGGCGGTCGGGTCGGTGTCGACGGTGTGCTCGGGGCAGCGGGAGGTCTGCGTTGGTTCACCACAGTTGAGGCAGGGACGCAGGCTCACAGCAGTCCCCTCGATCGCATGAGATCCCGAAGGCCGGAGGTGGGTGGCGGCGGCGACGACGGGGTTAGTACTGCTTGCTCCTCTTCACCACTCATAGAAGGGAAGGACTTGTACATAGGTGTCGCTTCCCAGACGTGCCTATGTGCAACTTCTGCTCCACTCCTATGTACAAGTCCATCACTACTAGTGAGGTGGCCCTTGTGGTCAGCGTGAGGTGTGGTGATTGGTGCCAGTGAGTAGATGGCAGAGCGCCAGTGCTTGGGGTCCTTGGCGTGCATGCCTCGGTCATGGCAGACCAACAGGCCCTTGGCCTGAAGGGCGTGCAAGCTGTAGTTCGCCGTCGGAGCAGGAATACCGCACGCCGCGCCGACCTCGCGGCTGGGGCAGGTCACCTTGGAGTTGCGTCTCTTCACCACCGAGGCCGTGACGTATCGCATCACCAGTTTCTGCGTGACAGACAGGTTGTCGACCCCGTCGTCGAGGCGCTCCTCCCAGGCCTGGGCGTGCTCGATGGCCTCCTCGATGTACTCCTCGGTGGTGGTGAGAGTCCCCTCGGTCAGCAGGTTGTCCCCGGCGGTGGCCCAGGCCCGGTCGACGGTGCGATGGGCACGGCGTTCACTGCCCTTGACGCTGGCGAGCAACTGCGCGGTGAGGGGCCAGTAACCGTAGACGTTCCTGCCGCCGTGGTGGCGGGTCCCCTTGGACCACACCTCGTCGAGGAACTGGAACTCCGTCCACCCCCGCCGACGGCACGACATGGCGATGCGGACGTACTGGCCCCAGACCTTGCGGGGGTCGGGCTTGAAGCCCGAGACACCCTTGCTCAGGGTGTTGATCGCCCACATGGGTAGGGCGCGGTTGGGTCCTGGCTCGGCCAGGATGTTGGTCTCGGTGTCCACCGAGTTCTCCCACTCTTCGAAGCAGAGTGTGAGTGCGTGCGTGGCTTTGCTGAGGGCGCTCCGGTCTGGCCCCGGCAAGGTAGAGACCAGGGGCTTAAGGCGGTAGACTCATTGGGAGTTCTTTCTGTGGTGGACGGAACTTTTGGGGTTATGCGGGAGACCGCCCCGGCAGTCACGGGGCGGTTTTCTCGTCTCAGGGGGCAGGGCACTCCGGGGCATTGCGCCGACGGGCCCTGGCACTGGCCAAGCTGAGTCTCAACATGTAGGCCTTGCGGAGGTGCGCAGCGCGCCTCTGGCGCTCTTCGGGGGGCAGGAGGCCCTCCGGGTCCACCTGGCGCTCAAAACGGGCGTAGAAGCCATCACGGGCGGCCTGCGTACGGGCAGTGCGGTCCTCGGTGCGTGCCCATTGGGCGTGTGCGCCGAGTTGGGCGCGCATGGTGCGCTCGGCGGGGGTGTAGGGCATTGGGCATCTCCGGGGAACACGGGCACGCACAGCCGTCGCGGCTGAATCGTGCAGCGGTGTGTCTGGCGGAGCTGACCGTCAACTTGTCAGGTCAGTCCCCGCGCAGTTTCCCTAGACATGTCGGTGGTTCCACTCGGAACCTCTGGCCTAGAAGACCACCCGATTGCTCGGGTGTGAACCTCGCGCATCTGGCGCTCGGTTCACCAATGAGGCTAGCGAATAAGCGCTACGCTTCCAAGCGACGACAAGCGTTGTGGCGCAAGGTCATTGCCCAGTGCTATGGACTATAGAGTGATAATCCGCAAACGTGCCGCCTGACCTGCGTCAGCGCGTTTTGATGAGACTTTCCCCAATGTTCGGGGTCAGACCCCGAGGTCGCCGAGGTTGAGGTTGCGCGACTCTGCGGCGGCACGGTCGGAGGCACTGGCCCTGACGTAGCGGTCCAGCATGGCGCGCGTCGCCCAACCTGCCACGGACATCAGTCCGCCCTCGGATCCTCCGGCGGCCAGCCACCGACGGGCGGCGGTGTTGCGCAACAGGTGCAAGTGAAAGCCGGTGATGCCAGCAGCCTGCGCGCGCGCCTTCATGGCGACGTCGAGGCCGTGGTAGCGGAATTGCTGGCCTCCCCCGCCGAGCCAGAGGGCCGAGGTGTGCGCCAGTCGGTGCGATCGGCGCATGCGGAGGTAGCGGTCCAGGCTCCTGGCAACCTCCGGGCCGAACGGGACGATTCGGCCCTTGCCACCCTTGCCGCGCTCGACGACGGCCAGGCCCCTTGCCACGTCGACACCCTCCACCGTGAGGCCGAGGACCTCACCGGCTCGTAGTCCTGTCTCCAGCATCAGCCGCACGACGGCCTCGTCGCGTCGGTCGACGAACGCCTTGCCCTGACACGATCTCACCAACGCGGCGCACTGCTCGTCGTCGAGGCCCTCGACCACCTTGACGTCGAGCTGGGGTGGCTTGAGGTTGAGGATCAAATCGACGTCGGTCTCGTCCTCCTCCAAGAGCCAGGCGCTGAAGCGCTTGACGGCCATTTGTCTGGTCCTGGCGGTCGCTGGGGCGGCTCCCCCGTCGAGCAAGGCCTTGACCCAGGTGCGCACCGTGGTGCGGTCCAGGACGGGCGTGTGGCCGTGCTCGTCGCACCACCTCAGAAACAGGCGCACCCCGGTGGTGTAGGCGTCAACGGTCTGCTTGCTCTTGCGGTCGGCGTCTAGGGCCAGCTTCCAGCTCGGGAGTAGTGCTGCCAGGTCGACGGAGGTCTCGGGTGTGTGGGTGGCCATGGCTGAATATGTTAGAGCGGGAACGCTGCGCTTATGGTCAAGACACGAATATTGGTGCTTAACCGCTGGTAGAGCCATCTTTGTGCAGCAACAGCCGCTCGACGTACTTGGCGATTATAGGCGAGCGAGCGGTGCGCTTGACCAGGCTAGACGCTGGTCGGACCCGAGCTAGGAGCCGTCGATATGTTAGAGCGGTGCACCCCGGTCTGCAGCCAGCTCACCGCCGATCGCCGAGGATGAAAGGGTGTCGATGGCCGTCGACACCCCCTCTCTGACCAGCGCAACGTAACTCAGACTCAAGTTCCCAACGAGTCGATGACCTCGATCTGATCGAGGTCAGCCGACGACCTGCTTGGTGATCAACTCGTAGTGGTGCACCCGCCCGTGCATCATGTGCCGTTCCACGCCGCCGTCCACGAACAGGCCGCTGGTCGTATCGGCGGTGAGCGTGAACACGTCCCATTCCAACCGCAGTTTGTCACCGATCCGTGGCGGGATGTCGACAGTGGGGGCCAGCACCATCCGGTAACGGGACACGACCTTGTCGCGGGTGGCCGTCACCACGCCGTCGGTGCCCAGAGGGAAGACCTCAGCGGGCACGGTCTCGGTGATGGTCTGATAGACGTCGTTGCCGAGATCGTCGTACTGCGGCGGGTCGAACGGGACGCTCATCACCACCGTCACGCGGTCGTGGAGGATCATTGCGCCCTCATCCGGTAGCGGTTCAACACGGCTTGCTCGGCGAGGTTCCACCCGTTGAATCCGCCACGGTACGAGACGCCACCGATGTCGTACGGGATCTGCTCGGGGTTGGCGGCCATGCGTGCCGATGCCGCAGTGATCACGGCGGCCAGCTCGTTGTTGGGGTCATCGCCATCGAAGCCTCGGCCACGTGTGTAAGCCTTGGTGAATGCCGTAATCACGTCAACGATGGTCAGGTTCGTGACATCGAAGTCAGCCATTCGGAGGACCTCCATTCCAATAGGTTCGTATCGCCGTCAGGGACGCCGAGGAACTGCAACACTCGCTGCACTTCGGGATCTACCCCCGGCATGGGCGGCGTGAGGCCGACGACGGTCGCCTGCCACGTGTACTGGGACAGGCCGTGTCCCTTGCTGACGGTGACACCGGCCGTGTCGCCTGCCCAGTGGTATCCACCGCCTGCGCTGCCGAGGCGCTCGATGCGGCCCACGGCGACGGCGTCCCAGGCGTATCCACCGACCGTGCCGCCCTCGGCGGGTCCTGTGATCGGTGCGTGACCGGCTGCCGAACTCGCCCAGGTGTAGCCGCCATCTGAGGCCCCGTGTGGTGCCCTCCGACCGGCTGCCGCACCGGCCCAGGCGTAGCCGCTGCCTGCGGTGCCTTGGGGAACGGGGACGGGCTCGGCCAGCGCCAGGGTGATCGACACGTACCGGTCGTTGCTGCCGGGTGTCATGGCCGTCTCGGCGACCGCGACGCCAGCAGTGGTCAGGGCGGTACGCCGGAAGCTCACCAAGGTCTGGTTGACGTTGGTGGACTGGATCTGAGTATGGCCCGAAGGGTTCGCCCCGTAGCCGTTCGATCCGTCGCGGGCCATGCAGCGGATGAGGAGACTGTTGTTCCGAGTGACCGCGCTGGCGTCGAGGGCAGCGAGGTAGTGCGGGGTGACGGAACTGGCGACGTTCTTGGTTCCCACCGCGTCGATGGCGTCGACACCACGCGCTGCACACCCGTGCACGTAGCCGAGGAGGCCAGCGCCGAACAGGTTGGTTGCGGTGTAGGTGGTGGTGGCGGCGGACACGTCGGCCGAGGTGACCACGTGGTACACCACGCTGAGCTGGTGAAAGCTGGTGGCGACCACGTTGGTACCAGGAAGGACGTTGGACCATCCGGCGGGCAGGATGACCACAGCGGGGTTCATGGTGGCCACGAACAGGAACACGTAGTCACCGACGGCGGGCGCATACCCGCTGAGCGTGACAGCCGGGGAGCGCGAGGTGCTCAGCGCTTGCGCCCCGCCGGTGCCTACAAGGCTGACGGCCATGGCGGTGCTACCTCACTTCTCTCAGGTAGCGGTGCCGTCCAGGCCGAGGGCGGTCACGCTGTACTCACCAGCCGCGTTGAACGCGGCGTCACCCGTGAGCACGAACTCGCCACGGAAGTTGCCGCCGGTGCTGGCGTCCCACAGCGTCACCGAGTACACACCGCCGTTTCCCGCGCCCCCAGTGAAGTTCAGGGGGGACGCCAGTCCGTAGTCACCGTTCCCGGTGGGAGTCGTCCAGGTGACGGCCTGCCGTGCCGCTGAGGTGACGTTGGTGGTCCCGGCCGATCCCGCTGCCGCCGAGTGCAACTGGGCGTGGGTGGTGACGGCTTGGATCGCCGAGGCACCCACGACCATCGTGGCGTTGTTGAATCCCATCGTTACGCCTCGGTCAGCAGAGTGACGGCCTTGGCCTGCAGGAGTCCGACGTCCCAGCGGGAGACGACGCGGATCCCGATCGAGTCGTAATCTCCCCACGTCTGGTCGAGGATCTTCACCTCGGCGTTGACGTCGCGGGCCACGACCACCTTGGACATGTCGACCAGGGCCACACGCGCCTTGGTCGAGGCGGCGGGGATGTTGTCGGTGAGGATGACCGGCAGACCCAGCAGGGACAGCGCCGTGCCGTTCTGAATCGTGCTGGGATCGAACAGATACCGCGCATCCGTGGTACCGACCTTCAGCTTGCGAAGCGCCGCGAAGCTGGCCGAGGTCATCACCCACACACTCGGCGAGACCTTGTTGCCTTGAGCTTTGGCCATGCCGTCGATCAGGCTGTCGGGGTCGGTCAGGTCCAGGACGCCCGTCTCGATGCCGGTGGCGCGGAGGATGCCCTTCACGGTGTTGGAGGCTCCGGTGCCGTCCCAGAGTGCCGCGTCGAGCGCGTTGGCCACGTCGGTGACCAGGCGGGTGCGCAGGACGGCGTCCAGGCCCACGACCGAGGTGCGGATCAGCTCGTTGGAGAGCTTGATCAGAACCTTCAAACCCTTGAGCGTGGAGGGCAGCAGGGTCACCTCGTCGAACCCAACGTCACCGTCGGGAATCTGGGCACCCTCGGCGACGAATCCGGCCGCGACGCCGTTGGCGATGCGGGGGACGCGCACGGGGGAGCTGGAGTCCAGGACGACCGGGCCAGCGGCCAGGAACGTGCTGGCCTGCTCCAGCGGCTGCACCAACAGGGTGCTGACCTGGGTCTGAATGAGAGTGGAATTACCACTGGTGAGTTCGATTGCCACGATGGCATCCTTTTTGACGTGTCGGAAGGGGAAGAGATTCGACACGTCGCCAGGACGTCAATCGTGGTCGGGCACCAGGCCCTGAGTTCAGTGTAGCGGACTCAGGTCCGTTCCTTGAGGAGACCGAGCAGACTGAACGGCTGCGAGGCCCCTCCCCGGTTGCCTTGCCCGATGTCGCCCACGGGCTTGCGGGACGCCAGATGTGGCTTGCGGGCCAACAATTCATCGATGGCGGCGACTAGTGCATCGGGGTCGTCGAGGTGGCCCTCATCGAAGGGGATGTCAGTGGGATCGGCGAGTCTGCCTGTCGCTCTGACCATCTCGGTGTGCAGGCGCTGGGCGTAGGTGTCGGCCACCTTGGCACGATCGCGATACTTCGCGTTCTGGCCGCGCAACTTCTCGACGTACTCGCGGGGGAACGTGTCGCCATCGCCCTGACCGTCGTCGCCCTGGTCGTCGTCCTCGGTGGTGTTGGTCTCCTCGGTGACGTCCTCGGAGGACTCCACGACTTGGTCCGAATCGGTCTCGGTGTCCAAGTCGACGTTTGCGTCGGTCTCGATGTCGGTGGTGCTCAACTCAACTCGCCTCCTTTGATTGCGGGGACCGGCGTGCACTTGCACCCGGTGTGTCGGTGCATCGGCTTGCTGGTCGGATAGATGTAGCCGATGCCCTCGGGGTCCAGGTGCGCCTTGACCAACCACTTGCACAGCTCGCACGGGTCGGCGTCGGTGTGGCGCCGGTAGCCCTTCACGCCGTGCCGCTCGTAGGAGACCACGACCTGCTGTTGAGCGGCGTGAGCGGGTTCGTTGCGTGCGATGCGCTCTAGCTGCATGGGGACGTCGGCCTCGGTGTCGAGTGCCGCCGCGATGGTGGTGGCGGCCTTGCCCAGACGCTCCAGATCAACGTCGGCAGTGGTGACCACACCGAGCGGGACCAGATTCATACCGAGCTGGCTGTTGACCGCGACGGTGGCGAAGATGTCACCGGCTGCGCGCGCATGAGTGTTGACGTTCGCCAGCAGGTCGCCGATCAGCTGGGCGAAACCGTCCGTGCTGAGTAGGCCGCTCTGCCAGGCCGAGTAGGCCTTCATCGCCGACGCGGCAGCCTCGCCGCCGAGCTTGTCGACCAGTAGCTCGAACCTCGCGGCCAGGTTCGCCGAGCTGATCACGAGAACATCTTGCTCAGGTCGACGTTGGCCACCGCGTCACGGGAACGTGCCGTGTGAATCTGGCTGATCTCGTCGTCGTTGTAACCGAGCTTGGCCAGAGCGTAGGAGGCGGGCAGCAGACCGGCGCTGTAGAGCTTGACCACCGCGTCGGCCTCCTGGGCCACCGACCGGGTGGCGGCGTCGGCCCACTGCACCCGAACGTCCTCGATCGCCTCGGGGTCGGCACCGTCGCGAACGGCGATCATCAAGCGCGCCACCTGTTCCCAGCTCCTGCCGAACGTGGCCTGACGGGCCTCGGCGCGTGCCGTGAGGCTGGCCTCAGCCGCCCGCAGTGCATCGGCGCTCGCGGGGTTGTCGGAGAACACCCCGACGTAGTGCGCGGGCAGGGTGGACACGGCCATGATCTGCCCGAGGATGACCCTGACGCTGGCCTCGTAGCCGCTGAGGTCTGCGGCGTCGAGCTGGCCGAACTTGGCAAGGTCGTTCTCGGAGATCATGGCCCGGTGGCCCTCGGGGATCGGGTTGACCTCGATCATGTCGCCGGTCTCGTCGCCCTGGTCGTCGAGGACGGCCTCCTCGGTCAGTTCGATACCGGTGGCCCAGCGGCGGGGACGACCGACGAACTCGGAGGTGACCATCATGTCGGCCAGGGACTTGTTCAGGGCGTCCACCAGCGGCCTCAGGTCGTCGATCTCGGAGAACCCGAAGTCACCGTTGAGCCAGTCGCCGACGATGCGATCGGTGTTGCGCAGGTTCACGACAGGCACCACACCGAGCGGGTTGGGGATCTCGCCGACGGTGGAGAACCCTTGCGTCGTTGCGCCCGCCTGGTTGGCCCGTAGGCGAACGATTACCTCTGGGAGGTAGAGAACCGCCTCAGTGGTGGTTTTCGTCTGCCAGCGCTTCACAGCGGCCACAATGCGACGGGTCCCAGGATCGGTCATCACCGCAACCTGCTTTGCCGACTCCACCGTCACGTTGGGGCGACCCGTCGCGTCGGCCCACACGATCGCGAAGCTGTCGCCCAGGAGCAAGGCCTCACGGTGGGCCACGCCAGAGGTCTGGTCGAGGTCGTTGTGCACCCAATCGGCCCAGACCTCGGTGTCGCCGGTGAAACCGGTGATGCGCAATCGTTCGGCCAGGGCGGTGACGGCCAGGCGCGGGATGTTGGAGGCCATCAGCCCGAACCGGTTGCCCAGGGCCGTCTTGGCCTCGGGCGACAGGAACGCCAGCTCCTGCTTGCCGGTGTAGTACCGGTCCAAGTCGGCGTAGCGGGCCTGCGGCTCGTCGAGCTTCTGCAGCAGAGACTGCAGGTCGATCGGGATCGGAACGGGTGCGGTCATGCGGCAAAGCTCCTTGCTCGTTTCTTGGTCTTCTTGGTAGCGCGCCAGGTGGCACGCGAGTGCGCCATGACCAGGCACGCGGCCAGGTCGATCTTGGCGGCGGTGCGGGATCGGGAGGCCTTGGCCAGGCGCATCCCACGGGGGTCCTCCGATACGACGGCGGCGGCGACGTGAGCGGCCAGGACGGCGTTGCCCGAGTGCGACAGCCTGGCGTTGACGGCAGCCGAGTACAGATCGGTGGTCGCGGCGGTCAGCCTCGACGGGCTGTGTGGAAATTCGACGACCGGCAGCCTCTCGGACTCCAGGGCCTGCAGGGTGCGTGTCCAGCGGAACGGGTCGGCGATGATCTCGACCACCTGCCACCGGCGGCAGGCGTCACGGATGGTCTGCTCCACCTCGGCGACGGGCACCCGGTAGGTGTCGTCTCCTCGGGGACGCTCCCAGACCCGCAGCACGTCGAAGTGCGGCTCGGTGGACACCGTGCCGACGAGCAGCGCCGTGGTGTCGTCGCTGAACGAACCGTCGAGGGCTACGACAATCTCGCACCCCTCTGCGATGCCCTCTCCGGTGGCCAGGCCGTCCCACACCCCGGCGGGCAGGAACTTGCCATCGGTGTCTCGGGCGAACTGACAGAGTCGGGCGCGGCGGAACGTGGCTTCCCTGGTCTTCGGGGGCAGCAGGGCGGCCATGGCGTCGCGGTGTAGGAAATCATCCAGCGCGGGGTTGGCCAGCTCCCAGCAGTGCGCGCAGTCAACCGGGTGGTCCTCGAATCCGGTGGCGGTGAACTCACGCCACACCAGGCTGGTGTCATCGGGGTTGGTCAGTGCGGCGCTGCGCAGATCGGCGAGCACGTTGTTGTGCGGGTCGGGTCCGGGGGTGCCGATGCAGATCAGCGACGACCGTTCTCGCTTGCCTTGGGCCAGCGTCAGGACCTCGTAGGTGTCGCGATTCGCGACACCCGCCTCGTCGAGGATGGCCAGGGTGTAGTCCAGGCCCTCCAGGCGCTTGGGCTCGGCGGGCAGGCAGTGGAACTGTGCGTCACGCCCTGGGATGTGCAGGTGGTGCCGGAACGGCTGCACCCGCTGGGCCAGCTCCTCGTCCAGCTCGACCATGCGGCGGGCGATGTTGAAGATGATTCCGGCCTGGCGCTCATCGGTGGCCACGACGCACACGACGGCACCCTCACCGCCCTCGAAGAAGTTGTAGAGACCGAGCGCGGCGACCAGGGTGCTCTTGCCCTGCCCTCGGGGCAGCATCCACCCGGCGGTCCTCGGCTGAGGGTCGGTGTCGAGCACCGACCCCGCCAACTCGGTCTGCCAGGGTCGCAGACGCAGCGGTGTGAGTGCCCCGGTGCCCTTGGGCACCTTGATGAACTGGTGGCAGAAGGCCTCGAACCGTGCCGAACCGGTCGCCTCGGAGTCAAAGGGCAGCTCAGAGGGGGTGACGGCCGCCTTTGGACCTGCCTTCACTGTGCCACCTCCTGGGATTCCAGTCCCACGATACGGGATGACTTTACAAATTCTGCCGGTGTGTAACGCCGATCGCGCCA